GTGCCGCAGTCCAGACACGGCGCAGATGCCAAGGTCACCATTAATGTCACTCCTTCACTAACGGAAGACAATGTGGTCAGCTTTATTGTCATGGATCGTTATACTCGCTTGCTTGGTCGAGATGTTGATGGTGTAAACTATCCATTCGTTACAGTCAACTCCAATACCGCATATAAGAATGCTGGTTCATTTATATTTCCTAATGTTATCATTAGACAAGGCGAGGTAATGAGCCATCAGTTTAAGATGGACGCCAATAACACATTCAGAAAATTTCAGTTGCCATCTGCTAATCTGGACTCTACAACTATTGTAGTTTCTGTATATGAGTCGGCAAATTCTACCAGTTCGGAAGTCTATACACAATATAAGGACTTGACAGAGGTAAGAGCAAACTCTACTGTTTACTTCTTGGAAGAAAATGATGATCTTAAATATGATATCGTATTTGGTGACAATGTTCTAGGTAAAAAGCCTGCAAACGGCAGTATCATTCAGGTAACATATCTCGATACTGTTGGTGTTCTAGGAAATAATATCTCACAGTTTGCGTTCGTGGAGCCAGTGGCTGGTCTATTCAGAGATAATATTACAGTTGTTGCCTCTGCACCTTCTGCTGGAGGTGCTGATAAGGAAGATATTGAGTTAGTTCGTCGTCGTGCGCCATTGGCATATACCGCACAAAATCGTTGTATTACCACAAACGACTATGAAGCTATTCTAACCAGAGATTATCCAAACATCGAGGCAGTATCAGTATGGGGCGGCGAGGACAATGATCCTATTGTCTATGGCAAGGTGTATATGTCCATCAAGACTAAAGGCTATTATACACTAACACAGCTTGAAAAAGAAAACATCAAGGACGAACTAATCAGAAAGCGTAATGCTCTTACGATTGTTCCAGAGATTATTGATCCTGATTTTGTGTTCCTTCTTATTCGTGGCACAGTGTCTTATACTCCTTCCAGAACATCCAAGACAGAAGGACAGCTTCAATCAGCTATTCGTGAGGCCATCTATAAATATGCCAACGAAGAACTTTACACATTTAAGTCAACATTTAAGCTGGCAAAACTTCAAGCATATATCGAAGCGGCCGATCCATCTATTAATGCTTCCGATATTAAAATCTTTCTACAGAACAGAAAGAAGCTAAAGAGAAGATTAAACGCCACTTATACAGTTAACTTTAATGCTCCTATCAGAAAGGGCGACTATCTCCAGAAGATATTCACCTATCCTGAAATCAGAGTTTTGGATTCTAATAGTATCGAACGTGACGTTGTTTTTGAGGAAACACCAGAATCATTTACTGGTATTAGAGAAGTCCAGATCATCAATGCTGGTATCAATTACACCAGCGGAGCAACTATAACAGTTACAGGCGACGGAGCAGGAGCAATATTGCAACCTGTTATCGTTAGAGGTAGAGTGGTCAGCGTGGAAGTTATTAGTCCTGGTGCAAATTATACCAGAGCATTTGCTACAATAGTTGACGAAGAAGGTTCAGAGGCAGTTCTTTCTGTTAAACTATCTTCCAACTTTGGTACTCTAAGATCATATTACTTCAAGGAGAATGGCGAAAAGATTATCGTCAATCCAAACGCTGGCGAAATCGATTACACACTAGGAAAGATAACATTGAACAGCCTTTTCCCAATCAGCGTAATTAGTAATCCATTTTATGATAGAGATGTTTTGACCATCAATGTTGTTCCTAACCAAAACGTTATCGATCCATTGAGAAATCGTATTGTTGCTATCGACACAAATAATGAACAAGCAATTCAGCTAACACTAGTTCCTAAAAGCTAATGACAACAGACGCTAATAATAAAACACATTATCTAGTTCCAAGTCAGCTACCTGGATTCGTTAGAAATGACCATCCACGATTTGTCGAGTTTCTAGAGCTATACTACAAATACCTAGACACGGAAGGTAACGTTGGTTATCTGACCAAGAACTTTTCCAGTTATCTTGATATTGATATTCTGGAAGAAGATATCAAAGAACACCTTGAAGAAGGTATGGTATCTAACTATGAACAGTGGATCAAGGACAGAAGATACCAAAACTACAGTAAATACTTTCCTGTCGATTCTCTAGGTGACAGAAACCGTATTCTTAAACACATCAAGGACTTTTATCGGGCCGCTGGTACCGAGAAGTCTGTAAACTTTTTGATGCGCTCTCTGTTCAACAAAGAAGCTGATATCTATTATCCAAAAGACAATATTCTTAAAGCATCTGATGGCAAGTGGTTCATTCAGAAGACTCTGAATATTCGTGATGTTGCCGTTAATAATGTCGCCAATATCTCTGCCTATCATCGCTTTGTTAATACCACAATCCGTGGCGCCACATCTAACTCAACCTGTATTGTTGAAAGCGTTAACCAATATTTTGATGCTGGTGTTCTCATTAATGAGTTCACGGTATCTGCTGTTGAACAGGACTTTATCAACGGTGAACTACTATTCACGACGATTGAGGATGAAGGTGTTCCAAAGTTTTTATCAGGAAATCTTTTCTCTGGCTCCATCACCTCAGTTACTATTGAGAATCCAGGTTCTGGATATATTCAAGGTGCGGCTATTCCTATTGAGAATCCACCAGGATTCGAAGGCATCACCGGTCAGCTTATCATTACTAAAGTTGGTAATCCACAGCTTGATGGTAAAGTTAAAGCAGTTGTCATCGAGGAGCCAGGTTCAGGATTTCGTGTAGGCGATGAAGTTCTATTCACAGGTGGTGGTGGACGAGGTGCTGCTGGTGTTGTTTCCGCAGTTAACGAAGACGAATCTTTCCACGTATCAAATATGGCAATCGTCGGCACACGTATTATCGACGTGGCTAACACACCTATCGGTAACTCAACCAACTCAATTTATGAGGCATATGCCTATCCTGCTTTGAGCATTGTAAGTTCCAATACATCTAACCTTACTATTAATGTAGGTGGTGCTCCTGAGAATTTCGTAACGACAATAACTCTAAATCAGTTGACGGCCAACTCTAACACATATTTTGAGATTAATGATACTATTCAGATTTATGACTCTGCTAATGCGGAAGAAGGCGAAGAAGGTGTTATTATTTCAGAGAGTTCAAATCACACCGTATCATTTGTTCTCCAAAATTCAAATACTGTATTGATTTCTCCTGGTGTATCTGGAGCACAGAATAATCTTTGCTTTATTGTCCACAAGAGAGGCAATGCGTTCCATACTCTAGCCAATACACTAAATTATTGGAATTATGGTCCTGCAGGTCCGCTTGTTTCTGTTGCTATTACCAATCCAGGTTCTGGCTATATCGAACTACCATCAGTGGACATCAAGTCAAATACCATCGTTCGTTCTCTAGGTATTCTAGGTCGTATGGAGATTGCTAACGGCGGATTTGGTTATGCCAATGGAGATATTATCTCATTCATCAATCCACCTGGTTCATATGGCTTCGGTGCTAACGCCAAGGTAGACTTTGTTGATGCTAATGGAACAATTCAGCAAATATCATTCTATCCATTAGAGGGACATAATGAAGGCGGACTAGGATATAATCCGCTTGATCTACCTACTGCCGTTGTTAACTCGGCAAATGCTGGCGCCTATGGTGCTGTTATTAATGTGGCATCTATTTTTGGCGATAATGAAACAGTTGTCGCCGAGTCTAACGTCATCGGTTCAATCGAAACAATTAAGATTATCTCCGGTGGTATTGGTTACGAAGAAGCGCCAACACTAAATCTTAAATCACAGGGTGACGGAACTGCTCAGGTATTCTGTAACATTATCACCGGTATCTTTACATATCCTGGACGTTATCTAAACGACGATGGTCAGTTGTCATCATATAACTTCCTACAGGATCGTGACTATTATCAGAACTTCTCCTATGTTATCCGTATTGATGAGTCTATTGAAAAGTATAGAACACCAATCAAGGACATGGTGCATCCTGCTGGTATGAAACTATGGGGCGAATATATCATCGTCAATAATGATCAGGCAAATACTGGTCTTATTAATATTGGTCCAGCATCTTATAGTCCAACCACAAACTCAACAAACGCCGTTCTTTATCTCGATGTTGGTAACACCATCAGTATGGGAACAATTGCCAACACCTACGCTAATATCGGCAACATTGTATATTATAGCAGCAACAGTTGGTTCAATGCTGTTAATACTGCCCAGAGAGCCGTTCTATCCAATGGCGCATACTTCTTGGCATCTGGTGTTTGGATGGACGGCTTTAACGATAACGTCACAGTCCAGCACGCCAACACATATAATGTCGGCAATCTGCTAACAGTTATGACTTGGATCAATTCTGCCAATAACAGAGGATTTAAGAACTTTGTTTATAAGACAGACAGTGGCCAGACCAGAGGCTTTAGATTTGGACAGAACGCCAACACAATCTTCGTGCAGGTATATCCAGATAATGAAGCAAACAACTATCTAGAGATTGGCACATTCCAGAGCAATGGCTGGTATCATATCGGATTCACATTCGACGGTTCCAAGATCCGTGGCTATGTCAATGGCGCATTTACCACAATGACTAGCTTTGGAAATGTTACAACTGGATTTAGTGACTCCGATGGCGCTATCTTTATCGGTGGTCAGTTTGGTACAGAGGCCAACTCTTATCGTGGTCAGATTGCCTCGGTTAGAATGTATGATAGAGTTCTAGGTAATAACGAAATTGTGATAGATTACAACACCACACGCAGAAGATTTGCTGTATAAATAGTATTTAAAGAGAGATAAAATGGTATCCAAGATTTCAAAAGATATGCACATTTTTAATGCGAAACAGTTCAAAGAGTCTGTTTCGGAGCCATTTAGTTCTAATGTCTATTTGACAATTGGACGAGTATCGCCATGGATAAATGATACTGCACCTCCTGCGCCTGTCACCTCAGTTTCATCATTCTATGATACATGGAAAGGTTTGATTGGCGGCAAGAGATTGGTCGGTAGTGATATTCGTCATGTTGTTCCTCGTTTTAACTGGACAGCAGGAACAGAATATAATCAATATGACCACGAATGGGACTCAAATGATCTAATGAGTCCAACAAATCAGTTTTATGTTGTAACGGACGAGTTTAACGTTTATAAGTGTCTGTCTAACAATAACGGCGGAATCTCAACATCTAAGCCAAGATCGACAACATCGGCCAGTCATTTCCAAACATCCGACAAGTATATTTGGAAGTTTATGTATAATCTGACTGCCGAGGATCAACAAAGATTCTTGACTGAAAATTATATGCCTGTTAGAACACTGGATCAGAATGATAACTCTCTCCAGTGGAGAGTTCAAGATGACGCTGTTGCTGGTTCTATTCATCATATTCAAGTAACTAATTCTGGACTGGGTTATACGTCAAATAATATCACCGTTAGAATTACAGGCGACGGACAATTCGCCAACGCCTATGCTGTTCGTAATACCATTTCTGATACCATCGAATCCATCGTGGTCGATAATAAAGGTGCAGGATATACTTTTGCCAACATTTCTTTTATCACTGGTGTTGGTAACGGACAAGCAGCGGCAAGAGCAATGATTTCGCCACCAGGTGGCCATGGATCAGATCCTGTTTCAGAACTAGGCGCTTCATATCTCATGATCGACGTGGTTCTTGATGCTTCCGAAGAGGGTATCATTACTATTAATAACGACTACAGACAAATCGGATTCCTGGAAGATCCTATTCGCTACGGCACAACTAATGTATTTTCTAATCTTGCATTCAGTCAGCTAACCACCGTAACAATGTCCGAGAGTTTTGCCACCACTAATTACTTCGAGGACGAGGTAGTCTATCAGGGAACAAATCTGGCAAATGCTACATTTAGAGCAACAGTCGTTTCGTGGGATTTTGCTAACGTAACATTGAAACTATCCAATGTTCAAGGTAATCCTTCAGCCGCATTGCTAGTAGGTAATACATCGACCACATCCAGATATATTGGTTCGGTGTCACCTCCAGACTTACAGACCTATTCTGGAAAAATGCTATATATAGATAACGTAACTTCCATTTCTCGCTCGGAAGATCAAGCCGAAGATTTCAAGATAGTGTTGTCTTTCTAATAAACGATAGGATTTAAGGATAAAAATATGGCTGCTAACACTGACCTTTTTACAGCAAATTCATCAGCACTAGCTACGGATTTCAATGTAACACCTTACTATGATGATTATGATGCTGCAAAACAGTTCTATAGAATCTTGTTCAAGCCAGGATATTCGGTTCAGGCAAGAGAACTAACACAAATGCAGACAATGATGCAGAGCCAGATTGAAAGATTTGGTAAGCACATTTTCAAAGAAGGTTCTATCGTTATTCCAGGTCAGTTCAACATTGACGTTGGCGCAAACTATGTTAAGATTAGAGATACAGACACATCAAACAATACTATTCTTGCAGCCGAATTTAAAGAATTAGTTCTTACAAGCGCCAACACTAATGTTAAGGCATATGTTCAGGACACAATCGAAGGTGTTGAATCTTCCGCAAATACAAAAACACTTTATATCAGTTACACCTCTGCTTCTTCATCTAACTCCGCACAGACTGTTTTCACCGCTGGCGAGACTCTAACATCTAATGCTGGTTCTATTAAGGTCGTAGCTTCCAGTCCAATCGGCAAGGGTTCACGCTTCACCATTCGTGAAGGTATTATGTTTGCTAAAGGACACTTTATCTACTTCCCAACTCAGTCTATTGTTCTAAGCAGATATTCTCAAAATCCAACATGCC